CATCTAGTTCGTACTCATCTAGGTAGTAGGTCTCTCCTGCTTCCTGAAGCTCAGCTAGTAAAGTTTCGATGTAACTTAACTGCGCTTCAGTCGCCTTGTCCACCGCCCTTTCTTTCAAATTCGAATTCTTCCTGTACAGCTAAATTGGACTCAATATGTTCGTACTCAATTCCAGCAAAAGAATTGAGAATCGCTTCAAAAATAATCTTAGCACCTTGACAAGGCACTGCCATTCCTATCTGTTTTCGGACACTCTCTTTTGACCCCATGAAAATAAACGTATCCGGAAAAGTTTGGAGTCGGGCTCTTTCTCTGTTTGTTAAAGCTCTTGGCTCTGACCAATGATATATAAGCGTTCCTCCCCCTCCGCTTCCAGTAACAGTATAAGCTGGCTTGTCAGGATCCAATCTCTTATAAATCTGGCTTATTTTTAAACCTTTTACTTTTAGCTGAAGCTCAGGAGGCAAATCTGCAGTAAAAGCATTTTCACCCGGTTTAATATGAAGAAGCCTTTGTATCACCATCTTAGAGTGTTTTGTTCTCTCATTATTAGGAGCGTCCGCAGGTATTGGAGGCACTTCCAGTGCGGTACGGCATGTATTGTCTATATTTGCATAAGGGGCCGGGGAAGGTACTTTAAAAGTTACATTTATGTCATTTCGAATACCTACAATGATAATACGGTGCCGTGTCTGTGGTATACCGTACTGCTCAAATTTATATAAATGAGGTGTAATTACATATCCTGCCTCTTTCAATTCATCCAATATTTTTGCAAAGGCTTTTCCATCGTTTGCATTGCGAAGCCCCCCTACATTTTCCGCAAGAAACCACATAGGCTGAAATTTTTTCAAAGCTTTTACGCCATAAGAATATAACGGTCCGAAAACTCCATTAATTCCTTTCTGCTCACCAACTACGCTAAAATCATTGCATGGAAAGCCGAATGCCAAAGCATCAATCGGTGATAATTTGTCCATATTCAATTTACGAATATCTTCGTGGTAAACCGATTCTGGCCTGTCTGGGCAAATATTATGTCTATATGTATCGCATGAATCTTTGTCATAGTCTGTCGCCCATTCGCAAATTATTCTGTATCTCGGATCTTTTATCCTCGCAAGCTTAGCTCCCAACCCTAAACCGCCAGGCCCACAAAACAGCTCACCCAATCTGAAAACATGATTCACCACTAACCTCTCCTTTCAAACTTATTATATCCCAAATGGGAGGAGTTCAACCCTCCCTACCCTGGGATTGAATGTTACCCCTGCACTTGTCCTGCGTCAATTCTCAGAACGTTGCCTGTAGCATAGTCTCCCTTGGTCGCTACAAAGTACACCCACTCGGCAACTTCTCCGCCACTCCATAAACAAACCAACTCCTGTAACTATGAAACGTCGCCTTGTCCTCTTTGAAGTGGAACCTCATTAAAATTCCTCTCCCTTTAAGTATGCTGTAGAAACACTGTAGTACTTTGAGGGCAACCTGGTATCCTTAAAAACTACAATGATAGAGTCCTCCCTGTTACTACTAGCTGCAACTCCAGGCGGTGGTATAAAACTCACCCTACCCTGCATAAACATAATTCTGTGGGCTCTTTTCAAGCACCTCCCAAACCACTCCTGCCCTGTTCTTGACGGGAGAAGCATGACACAAGTGGGGCCACCTCGATTATGTTCTATTATTGCTTTGTTCACCCAGGGTTCTATAAGCCCTCTACCGTATGGGGGATTTATAAATAAAGACTGGTAGCCCCGCCAGTCTTGGAGCAGTCCGTTATCCTTTTTGGTAAAGAACTGCTTACACTTAGTATTATGCGGTGTAGCACAGGGATCTAAATCGAACTTAAACTCAGCATCTAACCAATCAAACAACCACTGTGGAGTCTCCCACTCATTACGCACCTCTATTTGATCCCTCCTGATATTCCTAGCTGCTTGCACAGCCGGTCTAGTTTAAAGTCTATGTGTTCTTTTACTTCATCAGTACAACTTGTTATAAACTCTAACTGTCTGAGCATTATTTTTACGTCTGCTATCTCCTCTGCAACATTATGCGGCTTCCCCCTATAAAATTTACATACCGCTTGCTGTAGCTCAGATAGCTCCTCTACTACCATTAACAACTGAGAAATAACACCCCAGTGTTTTATAGCAGCGGTACACACAGNATCCATATCTACGTCACCCCTCATAATTCCACCTCCTCTCCTTCCCCCCAATGGTCCCCTACCACAATCTCCACAGGGAATGGGACATCTGTATCAAATGGTGGTGTCTCCATAGTGCGCTTAACTATCCTGGCTATCTGNGGCACAAGTGGTGTAGGACATTCTATGTCGATCTCATCGTGAACCATAATCACTATCTTCACTTCGGGGTAGTACTTTTTAAACAGATGGTGTAGCTTCACTACGTTATGTAATGTTAGGTCAGAAGACGCAGATTGAATAGGAGTATTAACTGCTTCTCGAAGTAGCTCCGCTAAGTTCTCGTTGGTAACAAANGGGAATCTTCTACGCCGTCCGAAGATAGTTTCCACATAACCACGCCCTCTGACCTGAGCCTCTGTAGCCTTTATCCACCGGGATACTCCAGGCATAAGCCCCTCGTAATCCCTAATAATCTTTTTAGCTTCTGGTACGCTTAATCCTATCCTTGCTGCCAGTCCTTTAGGGGACATCCTATACAGAATACCAAAGCTAACTACTTTAGCAGCTTGTCGTTGATCCTTAGTAACATCGCTTAGTGCTACTTTAAATGCTTTAGATGCCATAAACGTNTGAAAGTCTGCTCCCATTTCTTCAAGTTCCTGGAACATACCAGCTAGTCTGGTATCTCTAGCACAGTGAGCAGCCATACGCATCTCCACCTGGCTGTAGTCCGCTTGGATTAACTTAAACCCCGGCGGTGCCCCATAAATTGTGCGTATTTTACTCTCTCTTGGGGTCTGATGTATTGCAGGGTTAGTCGTAGATAGTCTGCCGGTCTCTGTGCGGTCCAGATGATACTGCGCTCTGACTCTCCCGTCTGAATCTATGTATGTATCCATACGTTTTAAATACCTGCTGTACAAAGTATAAGCGTTACGATAACTTTTAAGCATCTGTGGGAACTCCCCGCCCACCCCTGCCTCGATCAGTTTATCAATTGTCTCTGAGTTAGCGGAACGATCCTTACGACCGTAAATCACTGGTTGGTCTAACCCCAGGGTATCCCACAGATACGTCTGAACCTGCTTAGGAGACCTAGGATTGAACGACTCAATACCAGTAACTCTACATAACTCTTTCTCAAAGTGCTCTGACTCGTCGCAGTATTCCTGTGACACATCTCTTAGCCTATCTCTGTCTACCCACACTCCATTCTCTTGTATCTCTGCAAAAGCACAGGCAGCAGGGATAAGAAGCGAACGATACATGGTATGTAGCACAGGCGTCTCTTTTAGCTTATCGAGCAGAACATTACTAAGCCTAAGAGACCAGTCTGCGTCTTTACCGCAGTACTCGTAAATAACTTCTTTAGGAATTTTCTCTAACATCTCATCCTTAGAACAATCATACCCTGCAGTCATCTCTGTCTCATATGCTGGAGCGTCTAACTCATCTATTATAGTGTTCTCCAAGCTCCGTTGCTGTGGTCTCTCATCTAGCGCATAGTGCATTAGCATAGCATCATCGTAAATGTCTGAGGGTAATCCTAACTTCTTGTTGAACTTGGAGTCGAACATAGCCACGTTAAATCCCGTCAGTCTATGCTTCTGCAGGGCCTCTGATAGCTCTGAGGCATACAGCCGGATGAATCTATCTGGTAGCACTACTGCAGTACCAGGCTTCCAGCTGAGGCTCATACAGAACCCTACGTCCCTTGACGGTTTAGTTCCTGTGGTCTCCCAGTCAAAGGAGATCATAGTCCCCGTAGGTAACCCCTGAAGCCTGGCGAGAAGCCCCTCCATAATCTCTTCTGAATCTATAGTAATTACATTAGTATTGGGGTCGCTATACACCGGGGATACTGATTTACCTTGAATGAACCGCCAGACCTTCTCTACGTCTTTGTAAATGAATGGAAACAAAGCAGAACCTTTGGGGTATAAAGTAGCAGCTGGATGGTATGTAAGCACACCAGGTATGCCGAAACAGGTATCCTCTACTCTACCCCGGTGAGTACTTAAAGTCTTTCCTGGCAGTAACACACGACCTGGTATAGCTCCAAGCGCTATTACCATTTTTGGGGATAATTTACATATCTCATGTTCAAGCCTGGGGAAACAACAGCGTATCTCTTCAGCAGAAGGATCTCTATTCTCCGGTGGTCTACACATACATAGGTTTGTGAAGTACACCTTATCTATAGGTATACCTACATGACTAATAACTCTACGTATAACCTGACCAGCCATTCCCACGAACGGTCGTCCCTCTTTTACCTCATGGTAACCTGGCGCTTCCCCGACAAATACAATAAGCGGGTCAGTAGTACAACCAGTCCCTCTAACCCAATCCCCGTTTAGAGTACAATCGTCACATAAGGGATTTGTCATAGTATCAACTCCGTAACGTCAGCTATGTCCCACAGTTTGGGCAAAGGCTTTATATCTAACTTACCACCCTGACCTTTCTCGGTCACGTACACCTGGTTCAAATCCCTAAGTTTCTGAACTATCTTACTAANAGTTTTAGTGCTTACCCCAGCTGCATCGGATAACCCCTGTCTGTCTATACTGCTATCCAGACCTACATCTTTAAGTACAGCTATTACTCTAGACTCTGCCGGACCTCTTACNACTTCCTTGTCCGGTGCTATTACCCNGAAGTCGTAGCGTTCATCTATATCTAAGAACTCCACAGAGATGAGATCTTCTACCATAGCATCTTTAATGTCTCTCTCTATCATAATAGCAGTCCCTTCACTGCTTGCTCTACTAATGAACAGGCTGTTCTCTGACCAGGAGTATAGAGCCATCGATCCATATAACCTTTCTCTACCACTACCTGCACCCTTTCGGTAGTGATGAACTATAGCAAAAGCGCAACCATAAGTGTTACGCCAATATTTNATNAGGTTNANTGGCTCGACCATCTCTCCCGCTTTGTACTCGTCTATACCAGCAGCTACCATGAACAACGGGTCAATCACTACAAGCTGTGGTCTATATCTATCAATAGCCCTCTCTAAGGACTCTAGCGTTTTCTCATCCTTGAACAGAAACCCTCCACCCACAGAAGCGTATAACGGAGCCCCTGTAATGCTGCTCTCTACTACAAACGAGTNATCATTGGACGCCATGCTACTAAGACGTATTCCCTTTTGCTCACACATAACCTGCATCCTATGAGCCAGTCTCCATAGCGGGTCCTCTTCCTGAACCANTAGGACNGGCCCTGGCTTCTCCACTTTATATTTTCCTAAGAATGGAACACCAGAAGCTACAGATAAAGCTAAGTCTGTAGATAATACAGACTTGTAGCTCTTACCCATACCAGCAATCCATCCCACGTTTTTCTCCATCCAAATGTCGTCTACCATCCACTCTGGTCTCTCGGAGTAAATCATCAGCTCGCCTAAAGTAACCCAGGGTAAGTCCTCTGGCCTATCCCTAAGGGGACCTTTCTCCAGGCTCGCTTTAAATAACTCCTGCCAAAGATGATCGTCTGGTCTTTTATCCCTGCGGTACTTATTCCAGGGAGACTCTCTAACTACAGTAAAGGCATACTCTAAAGGTAATCCTGCTTCAAGTAACAGACGCTCTAACTTCCAAAGGTTCTCCGACCAGTCTTGATCTTTAGCCGGTACACGCTGCATCAGCTCCCAAGCACCCTTAGGTATACGGTGACCGTAACCCACTAGAGCCTCAGCAACCGTCGGAATCTTACGTGGCATACGAGGTGCATGATACTCGCTTGCGCTGGCAATAGCCTCCTCTAAATCCACCTGCTTCTTTGGTGCGAGATCTTCGAGTGAATAAACCGGACCGTCATCCCACAGGATCATACCTTGTTGGGGTGGTGCGTACTTGAAGTTCACACTACCAGGCAGTCGAATTACTTTTCCTAGGTGCCATCCCCCCTTGTCCGACTTAGTTTTGTATGTCATATACTTGGAGGCTTTTTCAAGTATCTTTGGCTCTGCGACTTTATCTAAAATCCACAGGGCTTGGTGTCTGCCCTCTGATGTCTGCCAGCATATCGTGGGCCTGGGCTCTAAGCCATCACGTGGACCGTCTTTATCCACCCATACTGCTATACCGCTGAGTGCGTTCTCCTTTAGACGATTAGTGTTAGTCTTAAATAAATGTGGGCAGAAGTAAACATTAGCCCAACGATTCAATTCTTCAGCGTCGTTTACTAGAAGACCCAGTTGATCGGGGTACTTATATGCTCTATGTTTAAACTTTCCACCACCGGCGTAGGCAAGAAATACCCAACCAGTAGAAGATCCCCATACTCTTCGTAGAAATGCACTCCAATCTGTCATAGTTTAATACAGCTGTGGGTCCTAACATAGACCCACAGCTGTAGCTCAACCTCCTCTAGAAGGGAAATACCACACCAGGCTTACCCGACTGTCCACCTACCGGAGCTCCCCCACTATCTGGGGTATCTTCCGCAACTGCCTCGAACCGGGAGATGCTGCTACGCTTTTCTCCAGCATTGTCTTTGTATTCAGTCAATACAGCGATTGCTTTGTAACCCGCAACAGCACGTTCATCCCCGTTGACAGAGATGGCTTTGATCTTCACACGACCTCGCTCATCCTTATCCCCGTAAACGAACTCCACCACTAAAGAACCCTTTGCGTCCCTGTCACCATCCCGGATAACTCCGATAGACCTCAGGAAGCGTAAAAGGAAACCGAGAGTCTGTTCTGTGTTGGTAATCGTGTGGAAATAACGAGTTGTCTCACCCTTATACTTCCCTGCGGTAATCTCTACGTCAACGTCGATGATGACGTTATCGTTCTCTTCCTTCCTACGAAGCCACCAGTCATCGGTGGTTACTACTGCGTAGCGATCTGGGGGTAGAATAGTATACCCTTGATCGTCTACATTAGTTAAATCAAATCGCACAGTCCTCACTCCTTAATGTAATTATTAGGTAATGGAGGTTCGGTCTGGGACTCGAACCCAGAATCACCTCAGTATGCCTACCGGGTGCATTACCTCTTATGCTACCGAACCCCAGTTATACCTTACTTGAGATACTCACTTAGATTAGGAGCTTCTCCTGCTAACGGAAAGATTCCTAACCTATCCCGAGCCAGGATACCACGGTACTCCGTGAAGAGCATCTTACGCTCAGTTGTAAGTTTCCCTTCCTCGTCCTCTCCCACAGGCTCTATATACCCTATCGTAGAGAACAAAGCGGGGAACGTCTGGTTCATACTCCTAGAACCGAACAGCGGTCTAATCTGGAACGGTGCTTTTTCGTCGTCCTTGACATGCTCATCTAAGCAAGTCAGAACAACATGGACTCTTAGTTCCTTTGGCTCCAATTGAGTCAGATTAACTATGCGTAGCATAAGCCGTTTGTAGGCCCTAAGGATCTTCATCTGTCCTGCAATAGGCATCAAGTCAGGGTCCTTAGCTCCCATAGTGTTAACCATGTACTCCCCTGTTTCCTTGAGAAACATATCGTGGACAAAGTTTAGGCCATCCCCAATGAATGTTTTGATCCCGTACTTGATGTGGTTACCAGCTTCAAACCATTCTACCTGTTCTACCACATCAGCAAGAGTTTCAGTTAACTCACCTGGGATCTGAAAGGGAACAGAGTCGTGTCCTTTAGGATCAAAGGCCACCAGGTAAGGGCTAGGTGCAGTAGCTGCACGGTAAGTCTTACCTGCTCCCGATCTACCGTAGATGACCATGTTCACTCTGGACCTCTCCCCACGACCGAGCATAGTCAGCTCCTTTAACGGAGCTTCCTTCTCCGCAACTTGTGTCTGTGTCAAATCATCACCTCCTTTACTGGTCAAGTTCTTCTTTCAACATCTGCCAAATGTCTTTATCCCGCTTGTGGAACTCAGCACTTAGCAAATATTCAACATCATCTCCTCTTGTTAGCGCCTCGCATACGTTAGATGCGGCGCACCCCCAGGTGCAATAACCTCCAGCCCACACCTGCGGATTATACCTGGCATCAGCTAACCCCGCTCTCTTAGCCTCCCGCATCTCTAAGTACGCTTTATAGAGCTGTCTCTCAAGGATAGCTATATCCGTGGAATCACGTAGCACCTGATGCCTTCCATATATTGGAGACCTCACTCTAGAGCTGGGCTTCTGTCTTCTGGTTAAGTTGTAGATAACTCCCCGTAAAGGTGGAGCTTCGGGCGTAACTGTTTCTAAGTATCTACGCACTGCTAGAATNTGNAGACCAATCTGTAANTCCAGGATTAACCCCTGTGGGTCATCTACCCTGGAGCTCACCCCTCTGGTTTTGTGCTCCATAATCCAGTAGTAGCCAAGGTTATCCTGCATCAGCGCATCTACCTTAGCTGCTATGTAAGCTCTGGACTTATTACCTTTGTCTGTGAGAATAGGAACCAAGAATCTCCGCTCAGTAGCTACAGGAGTCAGCGTGCGGTCACTGGGATGAGCGTCGTTATTAGCCCACTCTGGATACCCCTCGAACAAAGCTGTTAGTAGAGCTTCGTCTTTCTTCATCAGCTCCACAAAGTCGGGGTTGCCTATTCCAGCTCCTACCTCCAACTCCAGCTTAGCGTGGTCCTCACTAAAGCCTTGTTGAAGACCTTTCCAACCAAGCTCTGCTCTATTACCATCTTCTACGTCTGGCGAGTAGTAGAACTCCATAGCTCTGTGCCACACTGTGCCTAACCTCATCTTAGGTGAAGACTTCGCTGGGTATAAGTTCATCCCGTTATGACTGAGTACGAGCCATTGCCTGGGGCAATTTAAGAACTGCTGTAACTCTGTAGCCCGAACGATAGTAGCAGACTTCGGAACCAGATCGCCTAAACTATCTCTAATCATTCACTCACCTCCCTCATAGTCTGATAAGATTCATCACTGCTATGAATACCACTAAAGCAATAACTACCAGGTAAGCTACACGTATCATGATATACTCCTTATCGTTCATCACATCCCCTCCTTTGTAGTAACAGGGGCCAGCGTCCCCTGAAATAAGACAGCCATGCTTATCTGTTATTTTGTTATTAGGAGTGGGTTTTTCACTCTCCTTTTATGTTTTATTTTTTGTGCTGGCCCCCGCTAAACTTAGCTCTTCTTATTACGAAGAAGCATTTGTCGGATTACTTCCACCTGGCCTGTGGTTTCTTCGATGATCTTTCCTTTACGCCTACACGTAGAGCGTATGTCTGCTTCCACAGTCCCCGGATGAAACAACCTGATGATAGTTGGACTCTCGGTAATACTACCTCTATGAATCCTATCTTCTGCTTGGTAGTTCACTGCGGGCACCCAATCTATATCGCAGAAGATAGCAGTAGACGCTGTTTGTAAGTTGAGTCCTTCACCCATAGATTGAATCGTTCCAACGATAGCTCTTATCTCACCTGAGTTAAGATCACGCTCTGCTTCAGCACGCTCCCAACTAGGCTGGCCTCCCACAATCTCCCCGTAGGGTATATCCATACTGTCAAGTAGTTCTTGTATGTAAGGAATAAACTTCCTGAAGCAGGTGAAGATAATAAAACTGCCGTCTAAGTCTTCGATGATCTCCTTGAGTGCTTCTAGCTTAGCTGACTCTGGTGGACCACCGAGTATCTCTGGAGTCAGGCAGATTTGTCTTAGCCTAATTAGTTGTGCTGCCACGTTAGGAGCTCGTAGAATAGTTTCCAGCTTATTCCCGTCTTCCAATTGTTTCTCTATCGAGATAAGAAATTCCTGCTCCATCTGGGCATATAGTTTGTGTTGCTTCGGCACCATCACTAATCTGTAGT